GACTTCCTCCATGCAAATGATGCTACCAATATGACCCAGAGTGGTAACATTCTAGATGTAGATGGGCACTTTAGCAGAGCGTACGAAGCAGCAGGCTCGTTACTACGCCTCATGATCAACATGATGCTAGAGAAACATGAGAAGGTAGTTATCCTCAATGCTCGTGGTAACCACGACAGAGACGCTGCTTTATCACTGAATATTATGATTAAAGCTTTATATGAGGATGAACCTCGTGTAGAGGTACTAGAGAATGTGTCTAAATATGTGTCATACTCGTTTGGATCAAACCTTATCGTGACACACCACGGTGACCGTATGACCCCTCAAAGGGTCTATGAGCACGTCACACGGACGATGTCTAAGCAGTGGGGTGACACTGACCACCGCTTCTGTTGGATGGGTCACATACATCACAAGACCGCCAAAGAAATTGGTGGTATGATTGTGGAGAGTTGGAACGTATTAAGTCCGGTGGATAACTGGCACGCCGAGTCAGGCTATGGATCAGACCGATCTATGACCTGCGTAGTTCTACACAGTAAGTACGGCGAATATATCCGACATAAGGTTGGGATAAAGGAGCTGAATGATGTTAAAATCGGGCCAAACGTATTGGGGGATTCACATGGAAGCTGATGTTAGATTTGATCGGTTAGAAGCGAAGATAGATAAGCTAGCCGATGCTATGATTAAGCTCGTAGAAATAGACACAAAGATTGACGGGTTAATAACCCACAATGAGATGCAAGATAGGCGTCTTAATAAACACAGTGAAACCATTGATGAGCATGCAGTTAAGTTGGCCCTGGTCACAAGAACTAGTAGTGCTAATGAATGGTTTGTCCGATTACTTATAGCTACCATCGTTGCTGGTGTAGCTGTTGTCCTTAGAGGTTAACCATGTTCAAACTAGGCCAAAATTCATTAAACAACCGTGCAGGTGTAGATCCTCGCTTAATAGAGATCAGTGACCTTGCAATATCCATCTCTAATATTGATTTCGGTATCCCTTCTACTGGCGGGCTGCGTACCACTGAAGATCAAGCCGCATTGTTCACCTCAGGAGTCTCTAAGGCTGACGGCAGAAACAACAAATCCTACCATCAGTCGGGAAAAGCACTTGACGTGTACGCTTACGTTGACGGCAAAGCAAGCTGGGACAAGCTTCATCTTGCCCTGATTGCTGCAGCAATGCTACAAGCAGCAGCCCAGTTAGGTTATAGGCTCAAATGGGGCGGTAACTGGAAGAGTTGGCAGGATATGCCTCACTTTGAACTGAAGGATTAATATGGGTATCTTCTCATCACTAGTTGGCCCAATAGCTGACTTAGGCAAGACTTATTTAAGTGGTAAGAACGATATAGCTAAAGCTAAACAAGCAGCAGCTATTATTGGTCTACAGGCAGAAGCTGACGTGAAGGTTGCAGGTGTACGAGCAGCTAACAAACTAGCAGATAGTGGTCAGACTCAAGAGTTTAATCTAGACCTGGTAGCCATGAAGCAGATGGATAAGTCCTTCTTAGATGAGATTATGATAGCCCTGCTGCTGATTCCTATAGCAGCATCATTCATGGGTTACCAAACAGAGATAACAGCAGCATTTGAGTCATTCGCTGCTATGCCTGAGTGGTATCAGTATTTAGTTATTGGTGTATACGTTGTTAAGTTTGGAATGCGTGGAATGCTCACGAAGTTAATGTCCGGTAAGTTCTCCGGCATTAAGCTCAAATAGGCTTACAATTATAATATGTATGGTGTATGTGGTACGATACAGCAATTATTTTAAGGTATGGACGACATGTCAGAAAAGTTTGATGAAGAAGTAGTATATTCAGATGAATCATCTGATAAGAATCTGTACAGTGAAAGCACTGTAGAGTTAACTGAATGGGAGAATGCTCCCAAAGTAGCTGACTTGAAGGCAGACTATACAGAGGCACTACCTGCTCACCAATTACAGATGGCTAAGGTAAACACTTGGGTCGATAACCTCAACATTGAGGGCAAGGCTGCAATTACCAAGCGCACGGGGCGTAGCGCCGTAGCGCCTAAGCTAATCCGTAAGCAAGCTGAATGGCGCTATGCTGCCCTCAGTGAACCATTCCTATCTACAGAGGATGTGTTCAATGTAGAACCCATTACCTTTGAAGACAAAGAAGGTGCTATACAGAATCAATTAGTTTTGAATAACCAGTTCAACACTAAGATTAAGAAGAATCGCTTCATTGATGAGTACATCCGGGCTGCAGTTGACGAAGGCACAGTAATTCTTCGCGTGGGCTGGGAATATGAAGACAAGATTGTAGAAGTAGAACGCCCTATTATGGAGCAGGTTCCAGTACAGGATCCTATGCAAGCAGCTCAGATGGCTGCTCAGGGCATCCCTCCATATGAGGAAGTGCAGACTGGTACTGAGATGGTTGAGGAAACTCAGATCGTTAAGAACCAGCCTACACTAGAAGTATGTGAACTAGACAATGTAATACTAGATCCAACCTGTAAGGGTGACATTGAGAAGGCACAGTTCCTAATTTATAGCTTTGAGACTGACCTATCAGGACTTAAGAAAGATGGTAGATATACTAATCTAGATAAAATTAATATTACTGGTAACTCATTATTAGCGGAGCCAGATCATGTCTCCTCTATTGAGGAAGCTGCATTCTCATTTAAAGATAAACCTCGTCAGAAGTTTGTTGCATATGAGTACTGGGGCTACTGGGACATTAACAAGACAGGTATCGTAGAACCCATTGTAGCCACCTATGTTGGTGACACAATTATACGTATGGAGGCTAACCCCTTCCCTGACCAACAGATTCCTTTTGTTATGGCTCAGATGTTACCTAAGCGTAACTCAAGCTATGGTGAGCCAGATGGTGCACTACTAGAAGATAATCAAAAGATTGTAGGTGCAGTAACTCGCGGTATGATTGATATCATGGGTCGCTCTGCTAACGGTCAGCTAGGTATCCGTAAGGATGCATTAGACGTCACGAACCGTCGTAAGTATGAACGGGGTCTAGACTACGAGTTCAACGCCCAGGTAGATCCACGACAAGCATTCCATATGGGTGCTTATCCAGAGATTCCTAAGTCAGCTGAAGCGATGATTGGACTACAGAACCAGGAAGCAGAGTCTCTAACAGGTGTTAAAGCGTTCTCTTCAGGTTTGTCTGGTCAAGCACTTGGATCAACAGCTACAGGCATACGGGGCACATTAGATGCCACAAGTAAGCGTGAGTTAGGTATACTACGTCGATTAGCTACTTGTATTAGTGAAGCAGGTCGTAAAATCTTAGCTATGAATGCTGAGTTCTTGTCTGAGGAAGAGACTGTACGTATTACCAACGAAGAGTTCGTTCAGGTACGTAGAGATGACCTAGCAGGCAACTTTGACCTTAGACTTACTATTAGTACCGCTGAGACAGATAATGAGAAAGCCCAGGAGCTAGCATTCATGCTACAGACTATGGGCAACTCAATGGATCCTTCAATGGGTCAAATGCTATTAGAAGAGATTGCCACGCTACGTAAGATGCCGGCACTAGCTAAAAGAATTAAAGAGTACCAGCCACAACCTGATCCAATGGCAGAAGAGATGCATCAATTGGAGATGGAGATGAAGCGGGCCCAGATTGCTAATGAGCAAGCTAAAGCCCAAGAGAATCAAGTTGATGTTCAGCTTAAGATGGCTAAGACTCGTAACTTAGAGAGTAAGTCTGACAGCGAAGACCTAACGTTCCTAGAGCGTGAGTCTGGAGCAGATGTAGACAAAGAGTTACAGAAGAAAGATTTTGATAGACGCTCTGCCCTTGATCTAAAGGCTGCAGAGAATATGTTAAAAGGTGGCGAGGCACCAGCAACCCGTATTTAAATTAAACCAAGATAACCTACAGGTAAAGCTGGGGGACACAAAGGTAGACTGAAATGAGTGAAATTGAGCAGATCGAAGTTAGTATTGATGCAGCGCGTCAAGATGTAGCTAAGATGGATGGTTTATTACGCCTTATAAAGAATAAGGATTTTAAATCACTAATAGATGATGGTTATTTTGTAGATGAAGCAAGTCGCTTAGTTATTCTAAGGGCAGATCCTTCAATGCAGGAAGACCGGGTACAGAAGAACATCAATGACAGCATCACAGCTGTTGGTCACTTCAGACAGTACTTGAATACGGTAATGCAGATTGGACGCATGGCTGAGCAGGGTATTAAGGAAGACGAGGAAACTCGTCAGGAACTATTAGCAGAGGAGTTATGATATGTCAGACTCCGAAGAAGTTAATATCCTTGACCTGCCCGATGATGAGATCAATGACGCTATTGCAGCAGAGCTGGCTCGTCTAGACACAGAAGAAGTTATTGAGACCCCAGCTGAAGAAGCTGACTCTGAGGTAACCGATTCAGTAGATGGTGACGAGGAAGACGACGATGATGATACAGATTCAAGTGACGAACCTGAGGAAGAAGCTGAAGGGGCTGATACAGCCCCTGAAGCTGATTCTGACGACGAGCCTAATGATGATCCGGACGGAGCTGAAAGTCCTGCAGAAGAAGATTCTGGGGATCCTGAAGCGCCTGAAGTTGACTCTAAAGGTGAAATAGACTATAAAGTTCAGTATGAAGCGTTACTTAGCCCGTTTAAGGCTAATGGTAAGGACATTAAGGTTGATACGGTAGAAGATGCCCGCTCCTTGATGCAAATGGGTGCTAACTACAACAAGAAGATGGCGGCATTAAAGCCTAATCTGAAGGTTGTTAAGATGTTAGATAACCATGGCTTACTGGACGAAGGAAAACTTAGCTACCTGATTGATCTCAGTAAAAAAGATCCTGAGGCAATCAAGAAGCTAGTGAAGGATAGTGGACTAGATCCATTAGATATTGACACAGACAACATTGCATATAAGCCCAACACTTACAATGTCTCTGATAACGAAGTAGCACTGGACGGGATACTCGATGATATTCGAGACACGAGCACCTTTAACACTACTATTGATATCATTGGTAATAAGTGGGACGAAACGTCCAAAGACATAATCGCCAAAGACCCTAATATCATTAAGGTTATCAACGAGCATGTTGGATCTGGCATATTCAAGAAGGTCAGTGAAGTTGTAGAACGGGAGCGAATTTTAGGAAGACTTAACGGTCTCTCTGATATTGAGGCTTATAAACAAGTAGGCGATGCGATCAATGCTAATGGAGGTTTTGGTGACCCTGTACAGGCCACTCCAACCCAACCAGTTAGTACATCCAAATCAAATAGTGTTAATAAGGCAAACAATCCTGTAGATCCAAAGCTTAAAGACAAGCGAAAAGCTGCGGGTTCTACAAAAAGTAAGCCTAGTAAGTCAAAGGCTCAATTTGACGTCCTCAACATGAGTGATGAAGAGTTCGAGAAGATGTCTGCTAGTAAGTTTGTTTAAATTACTATTTATTAAGGATGTATTACAATGAGTCAAACTTATAACGACCCAAAAGGTGGCACGGCCTCTGACATTGGTAGTCAGATCCGTACCGATTACTTCCACAAGAAAGCTCTTGTAGAAGCCGCAAAAGAACAATACTTCGGCCAGTTAGCTGACGTTACTGCCATGCCTAAAAACATGGGTAAGACTATCAAGCGCTTCCATTACATGCCTATCCTAGATGCACGTAACGTGAACGACCAGGGCATCAACGCTGCTGGTACTGTCATTGCTGACGGTAACTTGTATGGTTCTTCTAAAGACGTTGGTGTTATCGCTACCAAGATTCCTGCTTTGTCTGAAGCTGGTGGTCGTGTTAACCGTGTTGGTATGAAGCGTTTAGAACTTGAAGGCACTATCGAGAAGTTTGGTTTCTTCGATGAGTACACTCAAGAGTCTTTGGACTTCGATTCTGATTCTGAATTACTTCAGCACATCACTACCGAGTCTGTTAAAGCTGCTAACGAGATCACTGAAGATCAACTTCAGATTGACTTGTTGAACGGTGCTGGTGTTGTACGCTTTGCTGGTACAGCAACTACTCCTGCTACTTTATCTGGTGAGACTGGTGCAATCACAGCTGTAGATTATGACGATCTAGTTAAGCTTAGCATTGAGCTAAACAACAACCGTACGCCTAAGCAAACCAAAGTAATCTCTGGTTCGCGCATGGTAGACACTAAGGTAGTTAACGCTGCACGTGTTATGTACGTTGGTTCTGAAATGATCCCTGCGATCATGAAGATGACCGATTACCATTCAAACAAAGCCTTTATCCCTGTTGCACAGTACGCACAGGCCGGCAGTGTAATCCGTGGTGAGATTGGTTCAGTAGACAGCTTCCGCATCGTAGAAGTTCCTGAGATGATGAAGTGGGCAGGTGTTGGTGCAGCAGAATCAGCTAACGCTGGCTACTATGCTACTGGCTCTAACTACGACGTATTCCCAATGATGGTTGTTGGTGAAGGCGCGTTTACTACTATCGGTTTCCAAACTGATGGCAAGTCTGTTAAGTTCAAGATCAAGCACGTACGTCCTAGTGAGAACCATAGTTCTTCTGACCCATACGGCGAGACTGGCTTCTACAGCATCAAGTGGTACTACGGTACTATGATTTTGCGTGCAGAGCGCTTGGCAGTACTTAAGACTGTTGCTGAAATTTAAAGTAACGGTATAATATAACCTCTCCTTCGGGGGAGGTTTTTTCATATCCAGAGGTATCACCCTCTTTTAAAAAGGTAGAAGCACATGAACGATGAAATTGAACAAGATGTAGAAGATAACGAAATTCCTAGTGAATTAGACTCTCTACGAGCACGAGCTACCCAATTGGGTATTGAGTACCGTCATAACACTGGTGTAACCAAGCTGCGTAATTTAGTTAACAAAGCACTAACCCCAGAAGACGATGAAGAAGAAGTAGTAGTAAAGGCAGCTAAAGCCCCTCTTTCTAAGAGTCAGGCAATCGCTGTAATACGTAAAGAAGCCTCGAAGCTTGTTCGTATACGAATTACTTGTATGAATCCAAACAAGAAGAACTGGGAAGGAGAGATCTTTTCTGTAGGTTCGGCTAAGTTGGGTACATTTAAAAAATATGTACCGTTTGATGCACCAGATGGCTGGCACGTACCAAACATCATATTTGACATGATTAAAGAGCGTAAGTGCTCTGTATTTTATACATCTACTGCGCCTAGTGGAGCCAAGACTCGTAAGAGTAAGCTGGTACCTGAGTTCAGTGTTGATGTATTAACTCCTCTGACACCAGAAGAGATCCGTAACTTGGCTCGTCAACAAGCGCTAGTTAGCGACGAATAATAGGAAGATTATATGTATACCGTAGGCTCCACTGTTACTTTTACAATTACCCGTCCTCTATTAAAGAGTGGTGAAGTAGCTGCAGACGCTATCAGCGTACGTGCAGTGGATCCTGATGGTATCTTTTCTAGTGTTGCACTAACTACTGACGTAGTCCCAACTACATCTGCAGCGGGCTCTATTACGTTCTCAGATGTATTAAATAAGAAAGGTGTGTGGCGATATGAGATGCTGACGTCTACAAACGTAGCTCACGTTACGAATGTAAACGCAGTGACTGTAGACACCACATACTCTTCTACTGTTAAATTTTAAGGTACTTATATGCCCACTATTGCTATAACAGAGATAACTGAAGGAACATTGTCGGGTGCAGGTGTGTTCGATAAGCTTATGGCTTCAGTTACTGCCCACCTCACTGATCAATATAGCAAGGGCCGTATTACAGGTGCTGAGTACGCTACTGTGTACCTCGGTGCAGTTCAGTCTGCAATGCAACAGTCCGTGTCGTTTGTACTCGGTGAGCAGCAAGCAGAGATGGCTTTGACCAAATTAAACGATGACCTGATTAGTGGATCAAAGCAGCGTGAGGAGATTAACTCTCGTATCGTATTGGTAGACACTCAGGTACAAGAGCAGCTAGATGGTACATCGCGTGCCAATATCCAGTTACAAGATGCTTTAAACACTAGCCTTAAGCAACGTGTTCAAATTGATAACCAAATTGATTTGATCCATGTGCAGATGGCTGAAAGTGTTGATGGTACTTCTAGAGCTAACGTACAGCTTCAGGATGGTCTAGATACCTCCGCTAAGCAGCGTGATCAACTAACTAGTGCTGTTGCATTGTCTGCTGCTCAAGTAGCTGAGACAACTGCTGGCACTACTCGTAATGATTCCCAATCTACACAAGACCTGCTAGTTAAAGCACAGCAAGTGCTTAAGATGGGTAGTGAGAAGTCCGTGCTTGATAAGAAAGCATTGACTGAAGTGCAGCAAACTCTTCTAGTGACTAAGCAACAAGACCTGTATGTTGCCCAGAAGGATGGATTCGCACGAGACGCAGAGCAGAAGGCTGCTAAGTTAGTTAGTGAGATCTGGCAGATTGCTAAGGGTACCGATCCAAACGCATACGTTATCCCTGTTACAAATACAGAGATTGGTAACGTGCTGAAGAACGCTGTTAGAGGCACTGGTTTAGAATATTCTACTGCGACGCCATAACGGAGTAATAGATGGGTTGGACTAGAGAAGCACGAGCTCACACCTCCCCGGTATTTGGGGAGATGGAAGCAACCATCCCAACAATGCGAAAGGCAGTAATGACGGCCCATAGTAGGGGCCTAACAGTTGCTGCAGCGGTTAAGAGGGTGCTTATTAATAATAGGTATACCTCAGCCACTAGTTACATAAACAGAGCTAAAACCTCTTATGTACACAAACTCCCAACTATAACTCAGACTAGTCCTCTACGTAATGCGGACTACTTCCTGAGCTTGGCATTCCCAGAGGGCACCCCAACTATAACAGGCACCGCATACACGGTAGCTTCTGCTATGGATCAATTGGACGCAGTACAATCCCCTATAGGTACATATGATGCCTCAGTTCATTCCTACACTTACACAGAGTCAGGTGCCTCATTCACCAAGGTGTATTCCAGCGTATCTTATGTAGATGATGCAACCTTTACTTATGTAGAGACAATTCTAGACAGTGGCAGCACAGTTATTAGTACTACTACTAAGACAGGTTACAGATCTGTTGGGCACAACATAAAAGTAGTAAGATATTCCTATACCCACCTGGGCCTAGCTAAGGTAAAACTTTACACCCCGGCGGTGACAGACGCTCATTTATTCCACGATATATTTAATACGTACGCTAACTCAGATGACTTTGTAGCCTACCCAATCTACCCACTTATGTTGGATAGTGTGTTCATTGACCATGCTTCCCGTAAGGCTGAGTACGACGATGCCAAAGACTTACTCACTAGCTTAAGCTTCCCTATTGTAGGAGTGTTTGAGGCTATTAAAGAGGGTATACCTACAGATGTGGGTAATGAAGAGAACCATATAACAGACGTCTTCTTGTTAAACGCTATCAACATAAATTCTACTACACAGGCAGGTAGGGCTTACTTATTTGAGTTCTTCGATGCTATCTACTTGAATCATGTGGATCCTAGTACGGGTAGCGCTACGTGGTCTCAGTCAAACTACTCTGTAAACATTTCAGAGAGTGACTACAATTTTAAGTTAGAATTCGAGTCTATAACCAGTACAGTTGAGTCAGGTGTGCGAACTACCTATGATAGTAGTATTGTCGCTGGCCAGGTGTTCGAGTTTCAACAGCTAGAGATCAATGTACCAAGTGGGTCTATCACTGTGTACGCTCCTAGCGCTCCAGGAGCTACTACTCACCGCAAGTTAGTCATTGCAGGCGTCATTGCACATACTGTCGTAGACTACCCCTCTGGGGCCACTAAGACGGTTACAATTAATGTATCTACTGACGATACACATTTGGACTATGACAACTTCTGTATTCCTCTGATCCATGGAGTAGTAGCGCAGCTGCCTACCCTTGAGCTTAAGGAACAGGTGTTTGTTGAGAGCTTTGTAATAGTCAGTCACTCACTCACTGAATACTACCTAAAGTGGTATCAGGAGATCTGGCGGGCTATAAAGAAGTATGTGATTATTGCTATTACAGTGCTTATTGCACTTTATATACAAGATGGAGGAACGACTGCGGCAGCATTCTATGCAGCGTTTGCTACGGCTGTGGCTATTAATATGGTTCTAGAGATTGTCCTTGAGATGATAGATGATCCATACCTAAAGGCACTAGTGATACTTGCAGTGTCCTACTATGGCAATACAGCTGGTGGAGAGTCTGGTTTTGACTTCTCTACCTTTAGTCTCTCAGACCCAATGCAGTTAATAAATGTAGTGGGCGCTGTAGGTAACGCCTATCTATCGCAGCAGATGAAAGATCTACAGATAGATATGCAGGACTTCGTTAAAGACTCGAATGAGTTGTGGGAAGACCTTAAAGAAAAGCAGGACATGCTAGAGGAGACAGAGTACAGCGAGTTGATTGTGACAAGTATTCTTGCAGGTGTTAGTACGTATGAAGCACCAACCTCATTCTTTGCCAGGACACTTACACAGAACCCAGGTGTGCTGGTGTATGACCAACTAGAAACTTATTATGATAATAAACTAACACTCCCTAAACTTAGCCCAATGGAGGCAAGTTAGGTAACTATTCACATAGTAGCTATAACAATGTAAACTACTATTAATAATGTATTTAGGAGAATTTCAATGGCGGAATATAATACCTTTGGGCAGGGCATGGGCCCATTGCAGTCAGGTGGCGCTAACTTTATGTCCAGTGCGCCTTTTGCAAATCAGGCAACACCTCAGCAAGGTAGCATGGGTATGTCACAGTGGCAGATGCCGAATTACGCACAACCGTTACAGCCATCTCCTGCAGAGTTAATGCAGCAGCAGGCACGTGCTAACCAAGTACTCCCATATAAGTCAATCACACAGATGGCTGATACTACCAAAGGACAGAATACTCCTTGGGGTTGGGGTGGTGAAGGTGGTAAGGCTGCAACAGGTATTTCTGCGCTAACTGCAGTGGGTGGCCTATACCTAGGTAACGAAGCACGTAAACTGGCTGCCTCTGACCTAGACTTTAGACGTGGATCGTTCGAGAAGCAATATCAGTCTCAGCGTTCTTTAGTTAATGATCAACTATTTGACCGTCAACAGCGTCGTGAGCGTGAAAATGGCTTAAATACTGAGCAAGCAACAGCTGCTGCGGATAAGTATGTTAAGAACCGTGGCGTAGCATAAGGAATAAGTATTATGGCTTACCAATCACCCAAATGGACACAAATGACTGCACCGAGTGGCGCTACTTCAGTTAGTGCACTCACTGCAGCAGGCGACCTATTTTCTAAGGCAATGGAGTCAGCACAAACTGGACTCTCTAATTATGATAAGGGTGTGGAGTCTCGTCTACAGGATGATATTGATGTCAACACTGCAGATGTGCGCCGTCGGATTGAAGACACTACTAATCTTACTGAATACGGTCAGATTAAGAACTCCGTTACTGGTGTAGGTCTTGATGGATATGGTAAGCGTATTGACCGAGACCTACTTCGCTCATCTTACGATGCCCAGCGTGAGCAAGCACTTGCAGGTACTATGGATCGTGTAAACACTGAGACACGTACCGGGTATGGTGATTTCCTACAAGGTAACGTAAATGCCTTTGAGCAAGCTAGAGCATCTTTGCCAGCTGAATTACAAGGTTCTGTACGTATTGAAAACGGTAACCTATTAGGTACTGAGACACTGTCTCCAGAACAGCAGGGTATGTTTGCAGAGGCAGCTCGTGCAGGTGGCTATCAGGTGCCTGCCACATTTGCTGAGCAGAAAGAGAACTTCCTAACTAATATCTTAGGTGGAGCTGGTGGTCAGATGACCGAGACTGAGAAGCAAGCGGCTATTGCCTCCCACAAGAGTGTGATTAGTACCTTTAGTGAAATTGATGAGGCCCTACGTCCTGCGTACGAGCAAGCCAATAAGAACATTGATGAAGATTACCAGATGGATCTTCAATCACTAGAGGAGAACTACAACAGTACCTCCCAAATACTTGGTATCTCTCCTGCAATGGTTGCAGCTACTGTGGATAACACTACAGTGGATCAGTATATCAACGAGCAGTATGAATCAGGTACTTGGGAACCAGGTATTGATGCAGGTAGAACTCTTAAAGGTATAATTCGAGATATTGGTAAGGACGCTAATCTAAGTGATGCTGAACTAATATTCCTTATCCAACGTAACCATGAACAAGGTGTTCTTTGGTTTGACAACGGTGTGGACACAGACCAGCTTCGCAAAGACGCAGCGAATAACGACTTCTTGAAAGAGGGGTTAGCTAAAGTTGGTAGAGCTACTGCCTTACGTAAAGAGTATGTGAAAGGTAAAAAGAGCTTACGTAACAATCGTGATGGTCAGCTATCTGACGCTACAGCAAAAGTACGTAATGCCTCAGGTATTCAGAGCACCTCTTCTAATAAGGCTATTATTGATAGGCTTACTGCTGGTGGTAAACAAGCTGAAGCAGACGCCTTAGCTGCCTCACAAGCAGCGGCGCTAGCTTCTAAGAAAGGTACTGGCACTGGAGTAGTACCTAGTACAGCTACTACCACACCATTACCTAGTGCAGCTGTGATCTCTGTAGCAAACGCTAAAACTCTTATTGCACCTAACTCAACCGGCAGTGTGTCAAAAGCTGATGCCCAAGCAGTGTCTACGGCTCAGGGTGGTGTTCAAACCGCAATGACTCCTCAAGCTGCTGCATACGCACAAGAGACACTTGATAAGGTACTTAAGCGAGCACAAACTGCTACAGCTAAAACAGTTGCGCGTGAGGAAGACCTAGCTAAGGTGATGCCAGCAGATGGTCGCTTAGTAGATTTAGTACTTAGTCAAATGGAACCAGGTGATACTGAGCCTCATAAAGCCACTATTAAGCGGTTAATTAAGTCTACGCATAACATTCCTGATGAATTTGTTGATGATGTTTATCGACAAGCATTGCAGGCATGGGGTGCCAGTAATAAGTAATTCCTTGCTGATTAGGCAATAACTGAATACACTAAGGGGCATAATATGCCCCTTTCTCATATCTACAGGATACACCATGTCTGAGCAGGATCTACTAAACACTCCGCTGAACTCTCCGAATGCAAAGATGGATATACCAGCCCCTACTGTAAGTTTACCTGAGGCGCCACAAGCTGCCCCAGCGCCTAACTACTTTGAGGATGCGTTAGCTGTTCAGCAAGGTAACTATGTGTCTCCTGACCTGGTTGTAGAGCCTCCTATGACTAAGGCTGAGTTGATCGCAGACAAAACCGTAGAAAAACAAGAGAGACTTCAGCAAAGAACTCCCTATGATCCATTGGTAAAATTAGAAGAATACGATGAAGTTACTAAGCACCGTATATTAAATGGTAGGGACTCTGCTGTCTCTATGTCTGTAGATTCTGCTCAAAAGATGATTGGAGCTGGCGTACGTACGGTCGGTTCATTTATGGGCGAAGACTCTGTTGAGAGCTGGGGCCAGTCGGTAATTGATCAACAAGTTAGAGATATTGAACTTGGTGGTTATGAATCTGAATATGGTGGTCAGAGCTTACGTGAGACATTTGAAACACAAGGCATGGGCAATACGGTAGGACGCCTATGGGAAATGATGGGTGAGAACGTTGCTACATCAGGTGTTGCACTTGTAGGTGGTTTGGCAGCTGCTGCTACTGCCCCATTTAGTGTACCTGCTGCAATGTTAGTAGCTGGAGGCACAACCTTATTAGCTGGATCCATGGGTGTGGGTGAATCTGCACTGGAGATGGAAGATAAGGGTGTGGAGATCAATGAGCTTAAGGCTATTGGTGTTGGTATCCTTATCAGTGTTCTAGACCGTTTCGGTGCCGGCAAGGTCATACCTAAGAGCCTGCTATCTCGTATGACAGGTGATCAGATTGTAGATCGCCTAGTTAAAAAAGGTTTTATAGATGCTGCTAAAGGTGTTAGTAAGACTATCTTGGGTAAGGCTGCCTGGGAGTCAGGTACAGAGGTATTGCAAGAGACTGCTATTATCGGTGCAGCTGCTACTCAGGGAGCTCAGTACACTAAAGAAGAAGTTGTTGACCGCTTTATAGATGTAGCCTTTGTAGCTGCTGGTATGGGTGGAACAACTGCTACAGCGAGTGGTACTCTTGAGTACGCTCAAGCTGTTAAGAAGAGTGGTGGTGAAACTGCTATCGTACAGTCTATTAAGAAGACTGCAGGTGAGGCTCTAACTAAGGTACGTGAATCCCGCTTAGATGAGCGTAGTTCCCCAGACAGTCCGGTATATCAAGCAGTTAAGTACTCACAGGACACTGCTGATAAAATTTCAGGCACGCCCGCAGAAGCTAAAGAATATGTTGAAACCTTGTCTGACATGGTGGACGCCGCCACAATACATATGGAGGAGAACCCAGGCACAGTGTCTGAGGCCCTGCTTAATGATTTTAAGAAACTACAAGATATACAAACCAAGGTCATAGACGATGTTAATGTTCGTCAAGAACTTGGTGAGAACATTGATCAACAACAGTTAGCTATAGATATTGAAGAGATTGTTAAAAAGGGTATGGTAGCTGCCCTGTCACCTGAGAGCCGTGAAAAGCTAAAAGGTGGTGTACTCTATTCAATGAAGACAGATGATATTGTCACTGAAGAGCAAGCTAAAGCGTTCATTAATGAGTTTAAACCTCAGGGTGCAGAACGTGAAGTTGCAACTAACTACCTCAAACGCCTAAAGAGTATGAAGGAAGTTGGCTCAGATGTTTTAAGTGGTGAAGGTAACCTATTTGTAGGTGCCAAAACCCATGCACGAACTATACAAGCCGCACTACTTAGTGGTGATACAGAAGCAGCTACAAAGCACTTAGCTAAGTTTACTCAATTTGCTGAGTATATGAGGGTTAAGGCAGGTACGTTTAATGCTGTTTGGCAACACAACCGAGACATTGCTAGCAAAAAAACTGAGCAAAAGATTCCAGCTGGAATAAATATCATATCTCAAGACGAATCTGGACGTATTACAGAATTCACTCTAACTGACGTAGCCAAATATGGTATGAATGTCGATGGAGTAGGTAAAGTGTGGGACTCTGCTAAAGACGGGCAGATTAGGTCACTAGCGAATCAGATAACTAAAGAAAACAAAGTAATTGCTAGCTACTTAGCCCAGACCACTGCAGCAGTCAATGGCACAGGTACTACTACCGAGAGTGCTACGACCCAATCTACTACAGAAGAAGAGTATTTGAGTGGGAGTGTGCCTACGGCACCTGCTCCCCTAAGTCAGGAAGAGATAGATAGTATGGACGATGGCTCCACGAGCCAAGATTCTGTAGAAGAGGTTGCTCAGGTAACTGATGAGGACATATCCAAAGCTACTGAAGCTCCTACAGAGGCCCCTGTGGTTGAAGCAGTAGTTCAGGAGACTACAACTCCAATTGTTGAAGAAGTCGCTATAGAGCCTACAGAAGCTGCCCCAGTTAGTATCAACTCGTTGGGTAAAGAAGCTATCACCCTTAACAATGTTATTGAGGGGATGAAGAAGTCCCAGAAGACTGCTAAGGATCCATCTACATACGATGCACGGATTGCTGCCCTAGAAGCAGAGCTCCAAGTGATTATAGATAAGGCTGCAGCCAAAGAAGCTGCTCGTTTAGCTGATCCTAAGACTGCTCTAGAGGTCTATGACCTCTCTAAGTCAATACTCACAGATACCGAGATAGATCTTGATTACCTCAACGATATCTACCAAGAGAGTGTTGAAGCAGAGTACGTACAGTCTACTATATGGCCTACCGGTGAAGAAGAAGCACGGGAAGCTGGTAGAACTATGGATTCTGTACTTGAGCCTAAGAGCTCTAAGGAGATCCAGTCTGAAGAAGAAATCAAGGACACGCTAGAATCGCGTAACCTATTTAAAACAGTCCGCAACTTTTTTAAAGCGTTCAAGAAGAATGCTGCATTCCTTAAGATGAATAAGGCAGAGTTGTCTACTGTATCCACGCTTGCAGACTTTAACTCTAAATTTACTGCAGCCAGTATCCATATTATTGCTGGATTATCTAATAACTTAGATAAAGACAATATGTCTACTGTACATAAAGAAGGTACTGACAGGTTCCAAGAGAACCCAATGAACTACCTACTTAAGATGATTTCAGTAAACGGTGTATTCACAGGTTACCTGGATCCAAACATTCTAAGCATTATGGCTATGAGTGGTATGGATTATCTTGCAACCATGGGCACATCTACCATATACAATGACGACGCGGCTGTTAAGGCGTTAGTTGGATTAGACTCCAATGAGCAGGTATCTTCTTCCGCCCTACAACCATTCCGTAGAGTGGGTACCACTAAAGCAGCTATGGCAGACATCATAGGTGCCATGATATTTAAGCAACTGGGTCTCAAAGGTACTGCTATTGCAGACGAGACGTTAGAAGCTCAAATGATTACTGCGCTAGGTCTTACAACCATTGATATTATGGGAAAGATGGGTTTATTGACCCAATCTAGCAAGCCAAGGAATGAGTTAGATATTTTAAACCCAGACGCTCCTGTGGTACCTGAGTTAGTGAATTTTGTACGAGTTGCAGTTACTAAGAAAGAAGGTAAAGATGTTGTAATAGATAGCGTACGTAGCTATGTGGATAACTACTCCCTTAAGAATGGCTCACAAGAAGCTGCACTCAGTACGATCCTAGATTCACTATTTGGCATTACATCTAACAAGAAGTTCCCTTCGTTGAAGCCTCGTAAGGTACGTAAGGGTGCTACTTACCTACGTAGTGATGTGAAGATCCCTGCTAAAGTAATTAAAGATATTGAGTACGCACAATCTGTAGAGTGGCGCTTTAAGCCAGCTATAGCAGCACTACTTGGTGGCACTGACAGAGAAGCTACCATCCAGGCGCTAAAAGATATCTCCGGGTTCAAGTCAGACCTTAGTGAGGTGGCTACGTACTTCATGGAGAAGGCGATAGCAGATAACGATACTATCTTACGAGAGATTACAGATACTCTTACGTTCTTCGACATGATGGCTCTCAGCGGACAAGATCAGTTCCACTACAGCTATAATAGCTGGAATAACAGTCGTCATGGTATGGCTGAGTCTGCAGTGTCCCCACAATCATCTAAGTTGATCAGACATTTAATATTCCCAACTGACCCTATAACAGGTGAGAGTTTCTCGGAAGAGCTCTCAATGAATGACCCAGTTCACATGCAAATGTTTAAGGTCGCTATTGCACAGACACTGTTGTCTAAGGTAGCTATAGACAAGGACACACTTGCCACTGTAAACGACGAGTTCGAGAAAGTAATTGGAACAGGTAAGCCAATACGTAGAAACCCTATTGCTAATGCAGGTAGGGAAGTACGTGACGGTGCCAACCCAGTAACTGTAGCTGCCAAGTACGGACTTGCAGATACTATTTCTGTAGATGGTTTAGTGGCACTAGGTGAATACTATAAAGCACTTAAGGGTAAGTCAGATAAGTTTACCGTCAATATTGCCATAGAGACTGACGCTACAACCAGTGGATTAATCATAAGTTTCTTGAACACTGGCTTACGAAGCGAAGGTGCACTTAAGAAGTTAGCTGCAGGTGGTGTTTACACAGACAGAACCAGCTACGTAGAACACAATCAGGTAAATCCTGACAACTACGAGATGTTAGCAAATGTGTGGGCTGACAAGATTAAACTGTCTGATGCGTTTATCGAAGGGCATGCTGAAGATGTTATTGCACTTCTAGGTATGCCTTCACGAGCGGACGCTAAAGACCCTGTATTGCAGCACAACTACTTTGCAGGAGTTAAGACACTAGTTTCCGGTTATGTAGAAGCCTCCTTAGACAAGCTGTATGAAGGTCTCACAAGCCCTGATGCAGCAGTACGTAAGATTGCTCTAGACCACGTTAATAATATTATGGCGTTTGATAACAAGCTTCTAAATAAGCCAAAGTCTTTCAAGCAAGCTAAAGTTGTTGATAATGGTATTCATACTGTTCTAACTAAGTGGCAACAAATTAAGTTCCAAGTAGTTGTACGAGCAGTATACGGTCAAGCCATGGAAGATGGTTTAGCTGAGCTCGGTAATGAGTTTGCTGTGTACGGTGAGAGTCTTAACGAAGCGGGCAATACTGCATACCATGTGTTCAAAACACTACAAGACTCTCTTGAGAAAGGTCTCATGGAAGCGCGTAAGCAAGACTTCATGTCTAACGAAATGCGTGAGATTATAAATAATGACCCAACACTAACTGCTCTGTATCCTAGAATGAAGTTCTTTGACACAGGTGATGGTGCGGGTATCCATGCCTTTAAGAAGAACAATGAACGTAATACAGATGCTGGATCTAGAGTTGTTACTAGGTATCCTGATGGGCGCCCATTTAATGGCAAGAAGTCTACCAGCGCACGTACCTCTACTGTAAATGACAGCGCACCGGGTGTTAGCCTAGTTGCAAGATCTATCCAGGGCATGGACGATGTCTCTGCACGTAGTGTATTCGGACAGTACCCTGTTATGCACTTATTTGATGCTGTGTTCTCTACAGTACTCAATACTGTAAGAAATACTAAGGAATATAATACAGCTACACTTGAGGCGAATAGGGACTTCTCTATCTTCGACAATGCAGTTGCATTACTTCAGAATATTGTTGATACCTTAGATAAGAACCCTACTGCTGCAGCTATTGTTGCTACCCAGGTGCTAGATAGTGAAAGCCCCTTATTTGAGATGGATTTCAAGGCTATGCTTAAGGCCGCCTTAAAGACTCAAAAGAAGATCCAAGGAGATAAAGCAGTACTATTCGGTGAAGATATTGTACATGTAGATCATGCTGGTCTAGAGAATACAGGTATTATCAATGAAGGTAACATTAACGAAGAGGTTACTGAAGCTGGTCTCGACGCACTTGTTGAAGCATTCCTAGGTCAGCCTTTAGGGGCAGATGCTGCCTCACAGATTGATCACACGAACTTCGTACACTCAGATAGTGAGACACTCTCCTCAGAGAACGCACTGGATATCTTTGATACCTTAGGTGTTGCAGATAGACAGGGTAACTCAACAGATACTGCTGAGCATGTGACCCATTTACGTACCTTATTGGCAGATATAATTGCACCTGCACTGTCTAAGTTAGGTGACTTTAGTCTACGTATGCGTAGAGCTGGTGACACTAACGCCGGAAGTATCCAAGACAATGAGATCTTGCTTAACTTTGGTGTAAACAACGGTAGTAATGTACTACTGAACCAAGGATCCGAACGTACAACGTACGTACACGAATTAGTGCATGCCATTACACGCTTTATGTTTGATGATCCCAAGCTAAGTAATACAGCTGCTGAGATTGTTAAACTTAGGGAACGTGCTCGTAAGCATCTTAATGAGAAGTACAAGGGTGAGCCATGGAAAGCATTCCTGTCTCAGGATGAATCCATCGCTGGCCATGTTTATGACAAGGATGCAGAGATTGCCCATGCTAAGAGCACGTATGAATACGTATTTGAGCAGAAGGGCACATTCTATACTGCCGGCAATAGTAATAAAGCAAGTGCTAGAGGAATACACGAGTTTGTTACTTATGGATTAACAGACCCTCGTCTTAAGGCGGAACTTGCAAGTATGTCTTACAAGTCCAAACGAGATGCTGCTACGACCATTGGTGGACGTATCCAGAATGCATTCTTAGAGCTGATTGATCGTATTATTGGTCGAGTTAAGCATCGTGGAACTAACGCAGATTCGGCATTAATACAATTAGTAGCTGCTTTAAATAAGGTAGATACAAAGACTCGGTTTAACACGAACTTCATCATGAAGGGTATTGGCAGGGTAGATGATATATCCGCACTTAAGATAACTAAGTGGGTATTTACACCTATAGCAAAGATGGCTTTAGCAGCACAGAACGTACGGTCTAATACCATACTAGGTAAGTCCGTGCATGTTGCAGCTGGCGTAGTCGGAGCGGTTAACCCGGTACAGGAATTACCTGTTGGGGACACTGGCGCCATAATGAAACTACCATTCAGAGAAGCTCTAGACGAGAGTCGTAAGCGACTTAGGATTAGTAAGAACAGTCTACTTATGTACATCCTTCGTACAATAGCGGGCCCTAGTAATGATATGGATCGCAAAGTCGAGCATATGCTTGCCAAATCTAAGATGGTTATCGACCAAAGTCGTAAAAACATCATTGAAGGTACTCGTAAGCATCTCGAAGAGTCATTCAGAACTCCAATGGAGAAACAGGACTGGGAGGCACTAACACTGTCTGTACTAAAAACAGACCTAATTAGCCTGTTCCCTAACCTGACTGCTGAGGAGATCCCTAAGTTCGCTGATATCCTACGTAACACTAAAGGCGTGCGTAAGAATAAGATAGCTAAAGTGCGGGCCAAGTTAGCTGCCTACGGCGTTATAGGTGATCACTACATCCAACAGAGTAAAGGCTTAGGTCTGTTCATGGCTAAAGGTGAGGTGACAGTACGTATGCAGCGCCTAAATGCCTATATGATTGCTAACTCTAAGGGTGTTGTGCAACCTAAAGACATGCCTAAGGATTTAGCGGCAGTAGAAGCGCTAGTTGAAACCCTGGCTTCCCTATACGCTATAGATAGTACTGATGGTAACGTTAATGCACGTACTGCAGACATCTTTGAACGGGAAACAAAGGCTAATGCTAACAAGAATGGTGTTACTGAGTTCTTGGGACTGGCTGTAAGTGCTAAGCAGGATGCCCTGGCTAAGAACTTCAACAATGATAAGACCCATACAATTAAGGGACATATTAAAAGTATAACCAACCCTAATATCTCTGTGAAGGTTGCCCTCTTGTCTGAAAAGAAGAAGATGCGGGAGATGGGCTACAAGCTGGTAGCTGCACTACAGGATGACACTGTCTCGGATCCATCTAAAGATAACAAGGCGCTGTACTCAAGTGACTTTGTCACAATGCAGGACTACAACAGGGGCATCATCTCCACTACGAGCATGCGTGCTTCTGGAACATTGCTATCCCAGATGTTGGCTAACTCTACAGTAGAGACATACAATTATGCCTCTTCTAAGAAGGCAGTTAAGGCTGCTGTGACTAGCAATAACAGGGAAGCACGTAAGAACATGCGTAACCCTGATCATGCAATCACTGATTCAAGTGTGATGGTACCAGTTTTTGATACCAATCAGAATATTGTAGACTTCCGTTACATGATGACTGACCACACTAAGCTGAGTGTTCTCAAGCAGGAGCTACGGTCAAATGTAGTACTAAGTGCTCTAGTAGGATCCATCTCTGATAAGGCTAAAACTACAGTGATGAACGAAGAGGCTCTGGTACTAATGAAGGAGGACTTCGACGCCAACTTCCTTAAGAAATCGGATGAGTTTATTAAGATTGGTCTAAACTCCGGTAAGGCTAAGCATCGTGAGCTGTATAACATGCTCCCTGAGGAGACCAAGATGCTTATTAAGAAAGTGTTTGGTGCCAATGAACTCCATATTGATGAGAAGTACATTGATATATTATTTGGTCAACGATCCCTGTCAATAGCAGACCTGCCCTTCATGAACCATAGAATCGTTAAGATCGCTGAGGTAATCTGGAAGGAAATGGTGTCTATGGCTAAGAAGAATATCGTTATAAAGACGGGCTCTGTGTTGTACCACAACATCTTATCTAACACTGTTGTTGGTATTTTGAATGGTGTACCCATCGAGTTCATGATAAAGGAACAATTACGTACAGCAAGGGATCTAAACGCCTATATGAGCGTAAAGCGTGATCTATATGCAACCAAGGCAGAGCTTAAGGCTGCAATCAGTCTGAACGACACTAAGGGCATCTCAGAGGCACAGGATACGATCAAGTCGTTCGAGTCTGTTCTGCACAATAGTCCGGTACGTGAGTTAATACGTAGAGGTATGTTCCAAAGTATTACTGAGGAGATTGACACTGAGTCTGATCCATACTCATATGCAAGTGCATTGTCTGAGAAAATAAATAAGTTTGCTGGCAAGAACAAGACCTTAAGTAAGGTTAATGCTGGTGCTCAGGCTGTTGGTAGGTATACGTACATGACTGATGATACATCTATGTACAAACTGCTGTTAAAAACTACTCAATATAGTGATTTTGTTGCTAGGCAGGCAGTCTTCAAGTACAAGACTGAGGTGGTAGGAATGACTAAAGACGAGACGGAGAACCTTGTAAGGGATCTGTTCGTTAACTACGATTTGCCTGACCATCAGATCATTCAATACATGAACGATACTGGCATCTCTATGTTTACTAAATATCCTATGAGGATGTTACGAGTAATATTTAAGATGATGAAAGGTAGGCCGGTTGAGGGAATAATGCTAATACTACTTGAGGACTTCATGGGATTCAATATAGATGATCCCACTGATATGGGTCTCAATATATTAAACAGTCCGTTTGGTATTGTAGAAGACGCCTTTACCCAAAGCGGTGTTGAAATGGCTAGAAACGTCTTCTAATCTTTGGTGTCGTCCATAAATAGTAGCTTGGCTATAAACCAGGCTGCTGCTAAGGACACAAAAATACCTGCCAAAGCGGCCAGGAAAGGTGCAGCAACGAGCAATCCGAAGATTGCCCCTGCTGATAACACCACCTTAATGTGTTTTAAAAAACCTCTCAAGAGAAAAGGCTCTTAAACTTACTACCAGCTGTAACCTTTGGGGCTACATTCATAGGCAGATCATCAGCGATGTCTAATAACATCTCCAACTGCTTATCTTCTGATAGTGCGACAGGCTCGTTAGACATAATACCCTCTAACTCCCCTACCAG